GATGCAACCAATGTTTCTCCTAATCCATATGTAGAAGTCCCATATGTACCAGTTCCATATACACCACTAACAATTTCAACTAAACTATAAATTTTAGATGGTACCGAAGTTATTACTGATGGTAAAACTGCTTGGCTAAACCAATATGGTGAAGATTCAGTATGGAAACTAGAACCAGAAAAATAAACACTGTCATATGAATATGGAACGCCATTATATGTCAAGCCAGCATTTGACGCACTAATTATTGCTACGTTTTGTATAGGGAACTCCGAAGAAATATTTGTTACTTGTGCATTTACATCTCCGGTATATGAAAATGATTCACGTACAACGGTAGGTAATGCCGTGTCTTTATTTCGTTCTAATATGTTTGGTTGTATTAATAAACCAGTTAATTTATCAGCTCGAGCTGGTAATAGTTGATTCAATTGATTAAAGAACGACATATCAAATAATGAAAATATTTTGATATATGCATTCATATCATTATTAGTAGAATATTTTTTCCAATAATTTCTAGAATATTGAATTAAACTAGGATATGCATTTAGATCTGCATCTCCTGGATCACCAATATAATCATCTAGATATGTTTCTCCTAATTGTGCAATAATATCTTCATCAATCATTGTTTGTGGAGAAAAATACACTCCTAATTTTTTACTGTCTAATGGAGCTTTATCATATTGACTTCGTTCAGCTCTAGTTTTTACATCTAATGTGCCAACCAATTCATTATTTTCTAAACGAATTTTATTGTCATCATATGTTCCAACGCCTAATGATATCCCATCATAATAATATGTTTCTTCTAATGAATCATATGGAATATCATTTGTCCAACTAGCAAATGAAGCTGAAATACCAGATGAATTAGGTTCAACACCAATTAAACTAGAAGTAGCAGAATGATCAATTTTTTGATTTAATGGCAATCGGAATACTAATTCATCATATGCCGAAATATTTCCATCATATGCCCCCGGGGCTTTTGTGTGATTGTGAAATGGATCATCCTGTAAAGATCCCGTCCATAATCGCAATTCTTGTAGTTGTCCTACTAATCTGCTAGCTCCACTACTAGTACCACCCAACACTAACGAACCGGTACTATTAAAAGAAATACTAGTATCAGACGCAGATGCAGCTGTTAAAATTTTACCATATTTAGATCCATTTGCAATTAATTCTAAATCTGATCCATTTTGTCTTAATACAGTATTAATCCATCCACCATCAAACATTTCAATTGCATTTGATGCAGTTCCATTAATGGAAATAGTACCATATGTACCCGAAACGAAATCTATTGTTACATCGTTATCATCAATACTATATAAATGCATCGTATTAGGAATAGATGGATTTTTTAATACATTATCTGTGCGGAACCTAAGTTCTACGGATTGGATCGGTTGTGTATAATCTACAGTAACTGTCCCAGCAGTATTAGCAATTAAATCTAATGAATAATCAAAATTTAATTTTTTATATAATGGCGCACGATTAATTCTAGGACCACCATATTCTTTAATCGTAATTAATGATTCTGGAATACCATAACAAGATAATAAAGCCTTGACACTACGAGCAGTACCTTTAGATTTTAATAATCCTGGTAAATTATTAACAATTCTGCGCCATGTTGTATATGTAATATCTTTTGCCGATAAAGAATCACCAGTTACCGAATTTGATCCAGTAATAGGAATACCAGATTCGTCAGTACCAAACAAATATTCCCATAAGTTTTTATCTTGTTTTCCATTAACAAGATTCCACCCAAATTGTTTAGCAACATCATATAATAATTCATTCGGAACACCTAATTTAGGATTTTCTTCATGTTTATATAAACGTTGTATATTACTAACATAAGTCCATATTATATCATAATGTTGTCCTAACATATCCGTAAACAATCGCATATTTTGATTCGATTCATTGTATCGAATATGCATTGGAATTGTTTTATTGAGCATGTTTAAGTTATATGAATCATACGATTCGGCATTACCTAACAACGAAGTATACCAAGTATTAAACGCACTAGATGAAATAGCAGCTATTGAATACGGTCTAGTTGAATTTGTTTTTGGTACTGGCGTTATATAACTACCTGTCACTTCTGCTACAATCGGAGCTTCATGCGGATGTGGATTACTATACAATACTGATGATGACTCATAATATAAAAACTTTTCAAAATTATCAAATCCACTTACAACAGCTGTTTGCAAGTTTGTAATATCTGCTGCATTTGTAGTAGCTACACTTCCACTTATTCCAGCAACAACAGCTGATTGCGAAGTATAATATTCTAATAATTCCAATTTATATTTAAAGTTTTTAACTCGTTCTTCAGCTGAACTATAAAATACAAAATTATTAAAATCTGTATAATCTATATTTAATTTAATTCCAGATAAACTTCCAGAAAAATATGAATCGATAATTTGCTGAGAAGTAGATACAGATGAACCAATTAAGTCAGTCCATGTTTTAAATCCAGTTTCGGTTGAGCTTTCATCTTCTCCAATTGCATCAAAATTTGGGCCAGATAAAACATTGAATGTCTTTTCATATACCGGTGGAATGATTGATATATGATCGATATATGGCGATTTACGTTCTTCTACAACCCAGCATTTAAAATTTGGTTCAATTATATTATCTAACGGATCTAATAGCTTTATATAAACGTATTCGCCAACTACGACGCTATTAACAAATAATGCGGTTTGGTTTCTGCTAAAATTTAGTAAATATGTTTTATTAGTAATATCAGGAATTACATCTGTTAATCGTACTCGAGAAACAGCATCGCCATTATTATCTGCATTGGCAATCCGACCCGGTAATGTAGGAGGATTAACAGCTGTTTGATTTATATTACCAAACTCAGATACTTGTCGTAATGCATTTTGATTTTCACCATCGATTATTCTTAATTTTATCTCCGTACGATCTGGAGATATTTCTTGTATCTTAAGATATTGTTCTTCGTAGCTACCAATTAAATTTTTAAAGAAGTTTACAACAAAAGTATAATTACCAGTTTGTATTTCTAAATCTTGTAATTGTTGTGCAACATCGATAATTAATGGAGTAGATCCAAATGAATACTCATTTCCAGTTTCAGTATTATAATATACAGGAATTGATTTAATTGCATTTACAGAATGATTTCCTGTCAGCCAATTATCAGATGCATATACGTGCAATTCAATTTGACTACCCGCTCCAGCCGTTGTGATATCGGGATCAAAGGTATAACCTGTAGATTTAAATAAATTCTTATTAATACTAGGATACCGTTCTGCTAATATTGCAGAAGTGGAATTCCGTATTTGGTCTATATTTTTATACTGCGTTAACATATATTATTCTATAACTCCACCTCTACCAACAACTAAATTGTCAATTGTTGCATCTAATACATAAGTCAAATCATCCGTACGGTTACCAGAAGATACTTTCTTAAACCAGAATATCCAAGCATCTCGTACTCCCGGTAATTCGTCCTCTGCTTTTCCTAAAGCCTGATTGAAATTGTTAAATAAGGTTTTTACGTTGTTAGTTTTTAATACTGCTGGGTCTCGGTCGAACAATGTTTGTATATTACGGCGTATCAAGTCTGTCGGAACTATGTCGTTATATCGATCAAATGTAACAGGTGGAGGATCGCCAGTTTCTGTATCTGGTAATATACTAGAAATATCTGGAATCTCCGGCAAAGGAATTGCAGTAGTAACATCAACGCCGACATCAGCAACTGGAAATGTAAAATAACGAAATTGCGTATCAATTGTATCTATAACACTTCGATTAGTATACCGTTCTTTTACCGTTTCAATAAGCAGTTTTTGATTGTCATCATTTCCAGAATAAATTATAACATTTCCGTTATTATCTCGTTTAATTATATCTGGGTTATTTGATTGTACTGTTAATCCGAATTCGGTATATAGACTGAAATTTGCCATTATCTAACTACTTTAAAATAATATTCATCATCAATGCGTTGTTCGGTAAATCCATCTACAATTTTAAACTCTAAACGATAATACCGTTCCGGCATAAATCCATTCATGTCTAGATAAATAAAGTTGCTCGTAGAATCACAACTAACTTTATTATAAATATTATCATATGGAATTATGATTTCGTCAGTAGCCGCATCTCTAACAGAATAATAAGTAGTTTCCGGTAAACGTTTAACTGTCTGTAATGGAAATAAATTAGTAGGAGATTTTCTAGGATATCTGTCTCGGCCGTATAAACGAACCTTAACAATATCAGTGTCTCGGTATTCTCCTTTTAATTTTGTGTACATTGTATATGAATCTAAATCAATTTGTGTTAATGTAGAATCATATACAGAATCATCCCAATACATTGTTAATTTTGGAACATATATGGTATGTGTATCTCTGCTAAAAAATCTAATATATCCTTGTTTGGTATTATCCGTCTCATCTGCATCAGAAAATTTTAAAATAAACCCATTATTTTCAATAGTTTTACCGCCAGAACCAGATACCCATAAACGTATTGCTCCAGACACATCCATATTAATATCTGTTGGTCTATACGTAAATGACTCTGTTTCATCTAATCCTGGTTGATAAAAATACGATGAATTAAACAAGGATTCGTCAAATATTCCTGATCCGCTTTGATATAACCAAGACCCACCAGTGCCTGATCCAGACACATATAGACTCGAACTATTTATTCTGATTTCTTGTGAACTAGATATCCACGATGATCCACTTACTGGATAATTCCATGTTATACCATCTGTTTTTATAGGACTAGAAGATTCGAACCCAGTTCCATTAATCCATGTTTGTCCAACTACTTTTGCATCAATCGTATATTCTGCTGGTAAATTTTTTGCGTGTGTAGTAAATAACTGTAATACAAATTTACAATTATTAATATCAACATTATATTTAGATAAAGTGTCTGTAATTTCAGACATATCAAACTTTACAACAGATCTGGATTTTTGTAAAGTCGATCCATCAGTGCTCAATCGTTTTCCTATTTCTAATACTTCATCTATACCCGTATTAGTAGTAGGAACAGATTCATACAT